GAGGCTACAAAGCCACGGTGGCGTCGTCGGGCAAGGGCAGCTGATCGATGCCCTCCATGCCTGACATGGGCAAGGAAAAGGGGGGTCGGCATGAGCCGGCCCCCCGGCCTCCTCAGCAACTGACGGGATTGGCCAACACCTGTTCGTGCGGCCGCAAATTCACCTCGCGAGCAGTGATGCAGTATCACAAAGACAGGACGGGTCATGCCTAACACCGACGCTAGCCACACCTATGATCTAGATACCAACGTAGGTAAGGTCAGGTTGTTGGTCAGCGACATCGGGGGCAAGGGGGAATCCCCCGAAGAATGGATCTTCAAGGACGAAGAGATCGAAACCTTCCTGGGCTTCTTCGAAGAAAACGTTATGATGAGCGCGGCCTTGGCCATGCGCACCATGGCCGGCAACGAAGCGATGGTAGCCAAGAAAATCACCTTCCTGGAATTGGAGACCGATGGTCCCGCACTGGCCGAGGCATTGGAAAAACTGGCAGACAAACTTGAAACCATGTCGGACGAGCAGGTGGACTTCGAGCTCGTGGAGGTAGGAGTAGACCTGTTCTCCCGTAGGGAGATTCGCATGGAGCAGTTCGGGGAATACTGGTGAGCCGCGGAATCAACAAGGCTGGCAGGGCAGGGACACAGATATTCCCTGAGACCGCGAAAGAGCTGGCGCGTCGTGTGGGTCTGAGGGAGAAGGTCTACCTGTTGAAGGCAGTCGAAAAAGACGACGGGGGTGGAAATTACGAAACGGAATACGTCAGGAACGCCGAACCTATCCGTGCAACCATCGAATCTTACAAACGGTCCAAACCTCGTGGCGTGGTAGGCGCGCAGATCAATGAGTTTGCAGACCACGTACTCACACTCGATCAGGGAACAGATGTGGAAGCGAGGGATCGCATCGAACGATCTGGCGGTGCGATTTGGGAAGTGCTTACGGTCGAGAATCGTACGGATGAGCCAACCACACGAGTCCTCACGAAAGAGGTAATATGATCATCAAGGCAGAGTCAACCATAGACCTCGATGGCCAGCGGAAGGTGTGGTTGCAGATATCGGCGAAGATCGAGGAGCACGAAGACCCCGCAGAAGCCCTCCCTGTGATTGCCCAGGCTCTCGTGGATCAATCTATCTCGGCGTTCGAGCAAGCGGCCGCCCAACTGGGTATGCCTGGCCCTCCGGATCCGCTGCAAACCTTCGGAGACGACTAGCGATGTGGGCAAAACTGGATAGCAAGCTTCCAGAGATCATCGAGAAATCGACTGTCAAGGCCCGTTTTGCCGTGGAGAGCACGGCTACCGCCGTAGTAAGACGATGCAAGGCCCACTCGCGTGTGAGGACAGGACTGATGCGCGCGGAATGGGAATACGACATCATCACCTTCACAGAAGCGATCGTGTTCAATCTTGTGAGATACACGGTGTACAACGAGTACGGCACGAGATATATGTCGGCAAAGCCCATGATACGCCCAGCGATCTTGGAAACCCGAGACGAGTTCGCAGAGCTGGTGGCGGAGATATACAAAATTGACTGAAGAATCCACACCTGATCCCGTGCGAGTCGCGCTGGCCACGTTGCTCAGAGAAGATGCGGTCCTCAAGACGCTGGCCACGGGAGTGCATTTTCAGTTGGCTCCCCAGGACCCTTCGGCCCCCGTACCGTTCATCGTATTCGAAAATCCGGCGGGAACTGAGTCGTGGTGCTTCGAGGGAGAACCCATGGAGGAGGGGGAAATACTCGTCAAAGGAGTTGGAGTCGTAAAGGATGCAGAGGCCATAGACAGGCGATGCCGCCAGCTACTGAACGAAGAAAAACTTCTTATCGACGGTTACGAGGTCTTGTTTCTCAGGTCTTCATCATTTGTCAACTATGATGAGGTTGTCGATGGGGAGAGGTTCCAGCACACAGGTCATAACTACAAACTCACAGTGGAGAAGAAAGAATGATCATTGCCGAAGTAGAGGTAACCGGGACCTCGGAGGTTCTGGGCCACTCCTCAGGATCGACGTTCACAGGGGAGTTCGACGAGGGATTCCTCCAGAGGAAGACCACGGCGGGCGCCCTCAAGATCATCAAAAGGCTTGACGGGGATACCCCCGACGAGAACCTCGACGCAAAGTCGGGGACAAGCACAGACGACGCGGAGGAGAACAACCCTCCGGTACCGCCCGGACCAAACGGTGAGGGCGACGGTAAGAAAGGTGGTAAGTGATGGCAAAGTTCATCCTCCGCAAACCGAAAATCGTCATCGATGCGGTTGACCTGTCCAACAGGGCCAACCAGGTAGCGATCACGACCACGGCAGAGGAAGTCGACGTCACGACTTTCGGTGCGGTTAACAAACAGACCAAAAAGGGCCTGGGTGACGGTTCGATGCAGGTGACCTTCATCCAGGATTACGAAGTCGCCATGGTGGACGCGACTCTCTGGCCTCTGGCCACGGGAGAAGTCAGCTTCTTCATCGAAGTGCAGCCGGTGAAAGCAGCGAAATCGCCCACCAACCCGCTCTACAAGATGGAAACCGAACTGTTCTCCTACGACCCTCTGTCGGGTCAGGTGGGCCAGGCGTCGACGACGCAGGTCAACTTCAAAAACGTGGGGGAACAGGGCATCGAACGACTCATCGAATAACCAAGGAGACGAGGGATGACACAAGAGAACGTACCAACCAATGACGTCGCGCCTGGCGTGGCTCTCAAGGCAACCCAGACGGGCCAGCTACCCAAAGGCTCGGTGGAGCAGATTCTCTCCGCCGCGCCGAAAGACATTCTGGAGGAATGGGTAGATATCCCCGAGTGGGGTTACTCCATCCAGCTACGGTCGTTTACCGCCTCGGAGCAAGCACGCATCAAAGCGCGCGGCTTCACCATCCGAGAAGGTGAAACGGCCGTAGCCTGGGCGGAGATGGAGATCATGCAGTTCGAGCTCGGGGTGCACAACCCTGTGTTCACCAACGAACAGGTGAGGAAACTCCACCTCACTTCGGGTCCGGGTTTCGCCCGGGTCATCAAATGGCTGGACGAGAACTCCGGCTTGGACAAGGAGGCGCTGAAAAAAGAACAGGAGCAGTTTCGAGGACAAGACGAGCGACCTGAGATTTCAGCACCTGCTGGCTCATGAGCTGGGGTATGTAGACCCTGATCTCATGATGTCCACCATCAGTAATCAGCAGTACCAGCGCTGGCGGCTGTACTACGAGCAGCTTGCCAGAGAGTCCCTCGAAAGTCAAGAGGAATAGTTCATGCTACCAGCCGTCGTACTCAGCGCCCAAATCACGATCAAAGGAATCGCAGACGCTAATGCGAAACTCGGCGTCTTGAATCGTAACTTCCAGAAAGTGACGGCAAGCGCTGAGGCGGCGGGGGTGGCAGTAGACAAAACCGGGAGGAAACTGGACCGACTGCGCGCCCAGGCAGCTATCCCGATCGTCCAAGAGATACGGGTAGAGGTGGACGACTCGGGTTTCGAAGACCACGGAATCAAAAAGCGTATTGCCGAGGACAGCATCATCACCCAGCTACAGGCTGCCGTGGCTGACAAGGGGTTCGAAGACTTCGGCATCAAAAAGCATATAGCCCGGGAGGGTGTGACTACCGTACTCAGCGCAGTCGTGGACCCCGCAGGATTCCTGGAGTTCGAAGCGCTGAAGAGGCGGGCGGCCGAGGATGTTCATACGACGATTCATATGGACTACGACACCGGCGTGGGGGGAAAGGCTGACCCCGGATTTACGGCAGCTAAGTTGACAAGGGATATGACCATCATCCGTCAATGGGACAGGGGGCATCCCAACTTCTTCGGTGGTTCATCTGGCGCCGGGAGCAACGATATCCAGAAACTCATCCAGATGCTCCAGGTCATGAACTCGGGGAGACGTTCGGGTTCTAGTGGGTCTTCGCGTGACAGCAACTTCGCGTTCGATCTCGGTCAACTTCTTACCGGCCATCCCGGTGGACGCGGACGCTCCAGTGGTTTCGCTCCTTGGTGGTTGCGTCTCGGGATGGGTGGGGGCAGGTTGCCTGGGGTGGGTTCCCTGGGTTCGTTCGCAGGATTCGGGGCCGAGCATTTCCTCCTGTCGGCCGGAGGCGTTCTGGGCTCGGCGGCAGCAGGAGCGGCTGGCGGCGCGTTACTGGGGGCAGGCGCCCTAGGCCAGCTTGCCGTCGGGGCAGGTTCCGACACCCTCGTATCGGCTGCTACGATCGCCGCCACAAAAGAGATCACCGAAGCCCAGACAAAATGGAATGAAGCCATCAAACAATATGGCTACTATTCCACCCAGGCACGCACCGCACAGAAAGCTTTCAACGAAGCAATGAGGGAAGCGGGGCCGGCAGGCCAAGCCGAGCTCGCGTTGGGCAAACACGCGAAACATCTCGAAAGCTTCTTCAAGGAACAGACCGGGCCGGCAAGGATCCAGTCCACCCATGTTCTCAACCAGGTTCTCGGCGTGGGCGAAGCATTCGTACCACAGGTAGCCTCGGCC